CAAGTACCCAACCCGTACTCCTTTGGTGAGTAGGTTAACTGCAAGTTGACGGCAGAATGTGGATTTTCCTTGGCCAGATCCACTAGTAATCGTTGTAAGTTCCTGGTATCTAATCCCGTGCAATTTATCTTGTAGCCCTTTGAAGGGGTAGTCATGATCAGCCTCTATCTGTGGTGTGGTAACTATATCGTATAAAGATTTTCCATCTACTATACCATCAGGTCTATATTCTTTCGCATCCCAAATAGCTTTTCTTATAGCATCTGGGTCATTCGCCTGTAATGCATCTGACGCATCCTTGTAAGATTCCAGTCTTGCAATCTTGACCTTCCCTGGCGGTAAGATCCCAGCCGCCTCTTCGGCAGCCTTCCGTCCTGCATCGTCAGCATCGAAGAATAATACGATCTCCTGATACCCTTGGAATAAAGGTATTTGTCGTTGAATATCTTTCTTTGCTGAAGCGGCTCCATGCGGTAGCGATACCATCGGCCATTTGGGCATAGCTTCGTAACAACTGGCAGCATCTAATTCACCCTCAGTAACAACAATACGTTTACCAGTAGTAGGGAAGAGATGCTGACCGAATAAAGTGTCAGTGGAAATTCCTTCATATCTAAAGTCTTTTTGTTTATTCTTTATTTTGATTCCTTTAAGTACTCCATCGCTGCTAAAGTATGGAAAGCGTAGAGTATTTCCGTCTGTGTAAATCCTGAACTTTTTACAAGTTTCTTCAGAGATTCGTCTTCTCTTAAGTCGTTGAACCTCTCCAGTAAGGTGGACATTTTCTTTCATGGTTTGACTGTGAACATTGAGATTTATACCCTCTGCGGGTGTATACGTTCTACATGAATAACAAAAATGTGAACCATTAGAATACAAACTATTTGCATCTGATGATCCACATTTATCGCAAGGCTCATGTCTAACAAATTCGCCTTCTTCTAACATTATATTAACCAATCGAGTGGAATATCATGGAAATGAGTCCATGGAATTTCGTGCCTTTCGCACCATTGGGCATATGTTGTTTTACTTCTTTTTGATATAGTATTAAAGGGTGATTGAAACACCATCCTTAAATCCATATCTGGGTTATCGTGCTTGACCGCAAGGATCTTGCGTCTATCATCGGCAGCCCAATATCCTTTAGCTTCCAAGTACACATGGTTAGGTAACACAAAATCGGGAGTGTAATGATGCTGGATAGTATAAGAGACTTTTTCACTTTCATACTCGTAAGATACGCCTAATGTCATGAGTAGTGTTGCTACTCGCTGTTCTAATACTGATCTAAATTTAGAAGTCGTCTTGGTCATCTTGCTCTACTGTAGGTGGTGTATCAGTAGTTTTAAATCCTTCGGACTTACCAAATAGGTCTGCTACCTGTTCGTTAGATAAGTCATCATCTCTAATTCCAGCTTCGGAATTTAATTTAACAACTTGTACGCCAACCAACTTAAGAGAACTACCATAGGTAACTCCATCCTTGAGTATATAAGGTTTTTGATAAAAACCAAGTTTAACAGTAGATCCTCCATATAATGGTGTCTTAGTATTTGTTATTGGTGTTCCTTCAGAGTCAACAACAGGTGGTCTTCTATCTTCACTCCAAGAGAACTTTAATCTTGTTTTACCAGTAGCTACTTCTTCCCATGGTGTGGGTTTTAATGTAGCTCTTTTAGGATTCTTTAATTTACCTTCAGCCCATTTAAGAACGTCTGTTCTTTCTGTTTCTAAAGTTTCTACAAGAGTATCATCTACTACTGCAGATAAAGAGTATCCAAATTTACCAGGTTCTAGTATAGCTTGAAAGCCTTCCAAACTAACTTCACCAGTTACATGTATATTCTTATTAGACATCACAAGTTCCCTCCTCTAGAGTTTTCTCTGTTTTAGTGCCTACTAATTGTAGGAGTTCGTCTTGTAATTCTCCACGATATTTAACAAGCTCATCAATACGGTTATTGACGACCTTGACTTGATTTTCTTTCAGTTCAATTTCTTTAGCTCTAAGCCTTTCTTCAGAGACAACAATGACTCTAGTAGGTGCAAAGAAGCTATCGAATAATGAGTAGTTATACATTAGCAAAAAAAGTAAGTTGAATTAATCACCGTCTCTGGTTTTAAATCACCAATGATCGGCGGTTCTGTCTCTGCTCCAATCTGTGAAGCAAAGTCATGTAAGTAGTCACGTTCTGCAAATAGATGCATGTACGTTTCCCTTATTATAGTCGATAGTTCGTCCATGTCAACAGCTCGTGTTAGAACGCTGTCATGGATTAAGGCTATAGGATTATCAAACCTGATAGCACTGAGATGAAGTAAGCTCGCATCTAGACTGTGAATTAGATTAGGGGCAGTAGCAGCCTTATGTCTGTTCAAATCTACTTTGTCTTTATCAACAGCTATTTTTAATCGGCATTCACCAAGTAACTGTAGCTTTATATTCTTTTTTTCTTTAAGCATTATATGTTGATTCACTACAAAACCAGAAGGTGTAATCCATTCTAATTCTATAGCTCCATGTTTAATAGCTTTAGATACTTCATCTTCAATCCATTTCATTACTGCCATAGGTCCAGGTACTATTCTTTTCATAGCATCCCTAACAGCTTTAACAGTAATAGTTAGATCATCTTTATCTATTTCTACACCCTTCTCTCGTAATGCATCCTTAATGTAGGATCTATTTGAGAATGGTTTAGCATTATAGGGTATTGTCATGACGGTTCGTTTAACTGAGCGTCTATCCCATACACTATGTAGTGAAGGTGGTATATTAGGCTTTGCAGCGTCTGCTACCACCTTATATGCGTCTTGTGGGCGATCAGACGGCAACACATTGACGAGTTGTGCTGTCGATTTATCACGAGCTAATCCCGCAAGTATTTGTAACCCTGAACAGGTTGCATCTGTCGCCACTGGTAAACCAGTAGTGGTACGTTGTTTGGTTATACATACCATATAATATTCCTCACAACTAGAAAGGAATTGCCATGGTTCATCCGCTGCCTCCCAGTCACCAATATTATCTATAGGATCTTTGGCTACTCTGATAATCAACGGTATATTTCTAGATACCCAATCTAATCTCTCTTGCATAGTGGCTTTATCTAACCCATATGTGGTAGCACATTGAAATGCTAACCATTTACACCCTACTGAAGTTATGTATGTTTCATCAGCGAAGCGTAAAAGTGCCTTGCCAAAGTCAGTATCTTGTGGTGTCAAGAATGAGGGTATAGGATAAACTCTACCTCTATAATCAAAACTGTGTGGTATATAGAATTTAGAACGATCTTTAAATCGTGCCACAGCTTCCATAATCATCCTAGTGCGGCAGGATCTCTTGAACTCTGCTGCTCTCTTATTCATTACCTCTGCAGCGGCTCTACGGTAGGATTTCCGTGAGTCCTTATTAGTTTCTATATCTACTGGTTTAGGTGGCAGATCGTAATGGATAATCGGCAGAAACTTACCAATCGCAACTCCTCTCTCTAATAAGGTCTCGGCAACCTCGACTGTGAATGAGTTTAAGCGATACGCAACCTTCTGGATTTTATTCAAGAAAGCTATCGGAGTTTCTCCCTGTATAGGGTGCCCGTTAGAACGTCTGACTAAATCGTGTCCATGCATAACCTCATTAAGCATATATCCACCAGCAGATTCATTACTCCAATCCTTTGGTGGTATTAACATAGGCCAAGCTAATGGTGCAAATAATTCAGCATTAGCCATTACTTGATCTTTGATGTCCATAAACTCAGGGGTAGGGACAACAAAGGTATTACTTTTCCTACCTATTCTAACGTGCTGCCTCATAAACCAATTACTAGATTCCAT